TATCAATCAGACATTTTTGATTTTGGTATTGGCTCAGGAACGTCAGAGGTTGCTTTTTATATATTACAAACAACAAACGATATTTTAAGAGAACTAAGAAGTAGATGGTTTCCTACTTATAAAACAAACGTATATACAGATATTACAGTTTTAAACACGCCAGAGATGGATAATACAAAAGTCAATTTAGACCAATTCAAACGTGCTGGTGTATATTTATTTCTTGGTAGATTTATGCTTCCAGCATTATCAAAGTTTAGACCAGAAACAGACAAAGATAAATTTGAAAGAATGGCAGAATATTATATGTCAGAATATAACAAAGAATTTAGAATGATTCTTGAAGATGGTGTTGAATACGACTCAGCACAAGATGGTTCAATCAATGTAAACGAAAGAGAACCTTTACATGGATTTAGAAAACTTGTTAGGTAATGGCAGTTACAGTTTCAGTTAAATCAAATGTTAAATCTATACAAAAGAACTTAAATAAGTTTGTAAACAAGTTTCCAAGAATAACTAGAAAAGCATTGCTACAAGCAAGTTTTCAATTACAAGCGATTATCAAAGAACTTACAAGACGAGAACAAGATTTTAGAAGAAGAAGATTTGCACCTTATAGTGAGGGTTATTTAAAAACTTTGCAAAGAGAGGGTAAACCAACAAAGATTGATTTATTCAATACTGGAAGAATGTTAGGTTCTATTACAGGTAAAGTTGAATCTAAAAGCAAAGCTAGTGTATTTTTTAATAATAATGAAATGACTAGACGAGCATTATTTAATCAAGTATTAAATGAACCTAATAGACAGTTTTTCGGATTTGATAACAAAACTGAAAAGATTATTGCAAAACAATTTGAAAGATTTTTAGACAAAGAAATAAGAAGATTAGGATTATGAGTACAAGAGAGAATATAGCTTCAAACATTGCATCAACTATAAGCGGTATATCAAGTCCATCAATTAAAAAGGTAACTAGGCAACCTTTTGATTTAGACGAATTATCAGATAAACAATATCCAGTTGTAATCGTACAAACATCTGAAGAAACAAGAGAAGATGTTGAGATTGGTAGTGGTGCAAAAACAAGACAAGGAACTATTGATTTTGTTTTATCAGGTTTTGTAAAAGGTGCAGAAGCTAATATTGACACTTTACGAAATCAACTCATCACCGCTATTGAAACAGAATTAGAATCTGATATTACTAGAAGTGGCAATGCACTTGATACAGAAGTTATATCTGTTGAAACTGATGAGGGGACTTTATTCCCTATTGGTGGGATACGGATGACTATTAGGTGTATTTACACATTTGATTCAGGAACACCATAACAGGAGATATAAATGGCAGATGCAAAAATAATAGATAAGATAGAAAAAAAAATAGATAAAATTGAACAATTACATGATAAAGAGTCTTTACTTTGTGAAGAAGTAAAAGATTTATTAGAAGAACTCAAAGGCGAAGAAATCGAAGAAGATGAAGATTTTGACGAAGATGAGATTGAAGAGGAAGATGAATCAGACGAAGATTAGTTTGATTTATTATGTTAAAAGTAGTAAAAGCAAAAAATAGGAGAATATAATGGCAGTACATCATGGAAAAGAGGGTGAAGTAGTTGTAGGTGGTTCAGCAGTTGGCGAACTATCTAGTTTCACACTTGAAACAACAGGCGATGTTGTTGAAAGCACAAAAATGGCAGACGCAGCAAAATCATTTATTGCTGGAAGAACATCATTTTCAGGAACTTTAGAAATGCACTTTGACGAAGCTGATAGTGTGCAAACACAATTAGTTGCTGGTGCTAGTGTTACTTTCAAATTATTACCAGAGGGTTCATCTGCTGGTGATAGAAAATTTGAGGGTGCTGGTATCATAACTGGTATGAGTGTTAATCAACCACTAGACGGAATCGTTGCTAGAAGTGTTACATTTCAAGGAACTGGTGCTTTAACAATTGGAACTGAATAATAATTTATGTCAATAATAGACAGAGCCAAGTCTCATTTTGAGAGTATAGGTATTCAATCTATTGAAGTTCCAGAATGGAAAGATGAAGATGGCAAACCAACTGTCATCTATTGGAATCCTATAAATCTTTTTGAAAAAAATAAATTATTTAAGAAATCTGATAATTTACAAGATGTCAGTATTCTTGCTGATATTGTCGTAATGAAAGCACTAGACAAAGATGGTAAAAAACTTTTTAAGTTAGATGATAAAATGGATTTAATGACAAAGGTAGATTCTGATGTTTTATCAAGGATAGCAACTGCAATGGTTCAAGTTATCTCGCCTGAAGAAGTAAAAAAAAACTAAATTTTGACCCTGAATTAAAAAATTTACTTATAGTCGCTGATAGGTTAAAAATAACTTTATCTGAACTTCTAAAAATGGAAGTTTGGGAATATAATTATTGGGTTGGATATTTATTACACGAGATGGACACTCAACAATCTATGATTGATAAAAAGAAAATATAATGGCACAAAATTTAAGAATAAACATACTTGCTAAAGACAAAACTAAACAAGCGTTATCAGGAGTTCAAGCATCATTAGGAAGATTAAAGTCATCAGTTTTTTCAATACAATCTGCTTTAGTTGGTATTGGTGGTGGATTAATTATTAGGTCTTTTATTGGCGTTGGAAGAGAAGTTGAAGAACTCGGAGTAAGATTTAATTTTTTATTTGGTTCTGTAAATGAGGGTAAAAAAGCATTTAATGAACTTGTAAAATTTGCTGGTAAAGTTCCATTTACACTTCAAGAGATTGCAACAGCATCAGGAAACTTAGCCGTAATATCAAAAGATGCACAAGCATTAGCAAAAAATTTAAAAATAGTTGGTAATGTATCTGCTGTAACTGGATTAGACTTTAGAACTACTGCTGAACAAATACAAAGGTCATTTGCTGGTGGTATATCTGCGGCAGATATATTTAGAGAAAGAGGTGTTAGAGCATTATTAGGTTTTCAAGCTGGTGCAACAGTATCAGTAGAAGAGACTATAAAAAGATTTGAGGAAATATTTGGTGAGGGTGGAAGATTTGGAAGAGCAACAGAAGTATTAGCAACAACTTTTACTGGTACTCTTTCAATGATAAATGACAAAATATTTCAATTCAAATTAGGTGTTAATGAAGCTGGTTTCTTTGATTTTATAAAAGGAGGTCTTGCAACTGTAAATCAATTATTAGAAGAGAACGAAAAACAACTTAGAGATTTTGCATCTACTGTTGGTAAGAACTTTGTTGATATAATTAAACAAATTATGATTGGTTTTGGTGAGGTTTTTGAAACTGTAAAAGGTGTATTTAAAATCATTGGAACAGGAATAGCTGGAACTATTGACCTGATAAAAGTTCTACCAGCAGGCGTAAGAGAATTTGGTGTAGTTGGTTTTCTATTATTAGGAAGAGCAGGTAAAATAGGTGTTCTTGCATTAGGTGGTATTATAAAAGCACTTGGAATTGACTTGGAAGAAATAGCAAAAAAAATGGGTCTATCAGGTGGAGAAGCAAATGATTTTAATAGAGAATTATCATCAGCAGAAAAATTTATAAAAAAAATAGAAGAGTCAGTTATCCTTAATACTGCTGAACTTGCTAAAATGAATGAAGAGATTGCAAAAGCAAAAGCAGAGGCAGAAGCAACAAAAACTAAATTTGGGGAGATAGCTGGAACAATACAAGGGAATATAAATAAACCATTAAAAGATTTAACAGACATTTCAAAACAAGTAACAAATGTTTTAAACGTAGGAATCAAAGGTTTCTCAAAAGGAATAGCAGAGTCAATAGTTTTAGGTAAAGAATTAAAAGCAACTTTTAAATCTATCGCACAAACACTTGCAACGCAAATACTTGCTACAATTATTGAAATTATAGCAAGGGAAGCAGTTAACTTAGCAATACAAAAAGCAATATCAAATCAAAAGAAAATACAAGCAGTATTTTCAACTGCTGGTTCTTTTTTACCTTTTAAAATTCCATTTTTTGGAAAACAATCAGGCGGTGCAGTAGCAAAAGGTATGCCAACTCTTGTCGGTGAAAGAGGTGCAGAATTATTTATACCAAATCAAACAGGACAGATTACACAAAATGCAAGAGGTTTAGGTGGTCAAGCTGTAAATGTAAACTTTACAATAAATGCAGTTGATGCTTCAGGTATTGACAGACTATTAGTAGAAAGAAGAGGAACAATATCAAGAATTATTAATGAGTCAGTAAATGAGAGAGGAGTTCCAAGTTTAATTTAATGAGCGGTGCATTTCCTATATCAACAGCTAATTTTCAATCAATGGGTATTAAATCTATCCAAACAACTATTATTTCAAAAAGCGATAGTGGTAAAAAATTTGCAAGACAAATAGATGGTCAAAGATTCGGTTTTACTGCATCTATTATTACTGGAAAAAGAAGTGATATTTATGGAGAGTTAATGGCTTTCATTATCAAACAAAGAAGTAGCAAAGAAAATTTTACAATCATTCCTCCTGAACTAGAAGATGCTAGAGGAAATGAAACAGGAACACTTGCTGTAAATGGAAGTCACACTGCTGGAGATACTACTATTGCTATTGATGGTTTTGCTGGTGATGGTTCAGGAAGATTAAAAGCTGGTGATTTTATTAAATTCAATGGTCATACTAAAATCTATATGGTTGTATCAGATGTAACAAGTTCATCCAACTCTGCAACAGTTACAATAGAACCACCTTTAGTTTCTGCATTAGCAGATGATGAAACTGTGAGTTATGACAATATTCCTTTTACTGTGCATTTGACTAATGATATTCAAGAGTTTGGTGTTGTAGGTGCAGATAAAGATGGAAACCTACTATACAAATTTGAACTTGATGTCGAAGAAGCATTATAAAATAAAATACTTTATCAATGTTGATGTTTTAGCAGAAGAGATTGTTGAAGCATCTGAGATTGACGCAGAAAATTTAAAATTGAAACAAAGAGAGTTTCCTAGTAAAACTGCAAAATGGGTCGTCTATAATGACATGAAAGTTAGGAGAAAAACAATAGAAGATTATGACGAGAAGTTTATCGACAGCAATAAAAAATGAATTAGCAACTAATGATATTAGACCTGTTCATTTAATTACTTTTGGTTTTAGTACGCCAGTCAATATTACTGATTGTTCGTTTACATTGACAAGTTCAGTATCTGGTTCAAGCGTTACATATTCAGCATCAAGTTTTATTATGGGTTTATCTAATTTTTCTGAAGAAGTAGATATAACAAAAACTACTTTAAATATTGGTTTATCTGGTGCAGACCAAACATTTATTTCTACGGCACTTAACGAGAATGTAGTAAATGATTCTGTAACAATTTTTAGAGGTTTTCTTAACGATACCAACACACTTATTGCAGACCCTTTTTTACTTTACAAAGGCACAATAGATACTTTTGAAATATCTGAACAAGGTAAAGATAGTAATATAATATTTAAGGTTGTTTCTCATTGGGCAGATTTTGATAAAACAAACGGAAGAAAAACAAATAATACATCTCAACAAAGATTCTTTTCAACTGATGTTGGTATGGATTATTCAAGTGAAACAGTACAAGATATAAAATGGGGAAGAACATGATGAATCAACTAATAATTTTTTTTCATAGCTTTGATAAATATAAGAATAATACTTATCAAGAATTATATCATCATCTGATGCCATCAATAAATTTAAATCAATACAAAATATTTGAGGACTCAAAAGGTATTTATGGTTTTGTTAACTGGGCAAGATTAAACAATACAGATGAAGAATATTATACTAAAACAGGTTCTTTAAATAAAAACCAATGGAACTCAGGTAAAAAACTTTGGCTTTATGATATTGTTATTTTAAGAAAAGCAAAAGAAGTAATGAGATGGGTCTATAATTATTTCAAAGGTTATTTGAGAACAAATGAATCTATTAATTGGTTAAGACTTGATAAACAAAATAATATTTACAGAATAGGCAAAAAATACAAAAGAGAGTTTCATAATTAGATGGGTGGTGCAGTAAAAAAAGTAGTAGAGTTTCCAGTAAAGGTTGTTAGCAAAGCCTTATCATGGTTAGCACCGCAACCACAAATACCTGAGTTTGGAGAAACAGATTTCGACCAATTTGAAAAAGGCATACTTGTAAACAAACAATCAAATGACGCAAATATTCCTATTGTCTATGGTT